TAATACTTTAGTTAAAAAGCCGCCGCCAGGGAACTGAGACACGCTAGACATTAAGTCTTTCATTGGTTGTACAATATCTTGCGTAATCTCGCGTATGGAAATTCCTTTTTTTACTGCAATTTCATGAGCTTTATTCATCATGCCTGCAGATTTTTCTAAAGCCTGTAATTGCTCAACTTGGATATCTAATGTTTTTTTCGCGTCTTCCAAACCGAGTTTTTGTGCCTTTTCAGAATCTTCCCGAGCTTTGGCAATTTGTTGTGTTAAATCTACCTGCTCGTAATATTGATCTCCAATGTCTTCTAAATTGGCGTAAATGTCTTTTGCAGCTTTTTGAATTGCCGAAAAGTTATCAGATATTTCTTTCGTTGGGTCTTTCACCGTGTCCATATATCGTGCAGCGTCCTGTACAACGTCAGCAAAAGAGGTCCATACACCTGTTAATTCTTCTGAAATGTCAGTTAAGCCTTTCGCCGCTGCCGCCGCCTTACGATTATTTCTAGCAATTGTTTCCGCAAATTCTGCTAAGTTTTCGTTATTTTTAAGAGCTGTGCTACTTACTGCTGGGGTTGGCGGTGCATTTCTTGGTTTCGGAGCTGGTTTCGGAGCTGGTTTCGCACCTTTCGGTTTAGTTCTTCTTCCCATCAGTTAAAATTATGCATTGACAAATTCTGCGTAACCCATGAAACTCTTGCCATGTATCTTTTCTGCAGCTGCTTTACCATGTTTACGTTCAGTAGCTTTGAAATCTTTTTCCCATTTAGCTTTGGCTTTATCATAACGATCCATTCGATCTCGAGCTTTCTTAGCATACCGATCTAAAGATTGTTTTGCAGCTTGAAATTCTGGATCGTTACGCACTTCATCGAAATAATCTTTGTATTTTCTGCTTACGATTTTATCTATTATCGATCCTATAATAGAATCAAGTAGTCCTTCAGATAACCGAGATTTTTTCGCAGCAAGTTCCAATATTATTTCTTTCTTGAGTATTTGAGTAAATTCAGATAATTGCATTTTACTATTCGTTTATTAATAAATATCAAATTAGTAAACAATTACTATTTACGTGGTACTCTAGGAATGTTCGGTTTTGTAATACCAGCTTGTGAATTCTTGACTCGTTTATTCGATTCTTCAGCTGCTTTAGCTTCAGCCTTTAAAGCTTCTTCCATTTTTTTAAAGTAGAATTTACGAAGCCAAGATGGTAGGTTGTATAATTCAGTCCACGAAAATCCTTTACCATAATATACCATCTCAAATAACTGAGAATGAATAGCAGATTTATCTTCAGGCGTCAGGCCAAAAAAAGCTCACTCCCATAGGGAGAGCCAACGCCTCCTCTTCGTGGCCGCACTCGGTGCATTGAAAGTTAATAGTAAACTTCATATCAGGTCCTGATTCTTTAATGTATGCACGTAATGCACGAGAATCAATAGCAAACAATTCATTTTGCACAAAAGAAGAAATGTAATTTCTATCGTAATTACCGTCGACGGATACAATTAAACGTTTAAGTCTGGTAGTCAATTCTCTGTTGATAGAATCTTTAGAATTGGACTTTTTCAGAAATTCCAATTCTTTTTGTATAGCTTTTTCATCTGCACTAGTTAAAAATTTAAATTCTACTTCGCGATTTGTATTTGGTAAAGTAAATTTAAATACTCCTGGAGACGTTTGCTCTAAATCTTCAGACAAGTTCTTTTCTTCTAATGTAGTTAAATCTACAGAAATTTTATTTTTATGATTGCAAGATGGACATGTAAGTTCTACATTGTAATGCTTACCATATCCTAAAATACGAGCCGCTACCATAATAGCATTTTTATCACCAATGACAATGTCATCGTATTTAACATTGGATACAATTAAAGATTGCATTAATTTATCTAATACAACTCCCTGCTTAATTAAATTAGGAGACGTTAAAATGTCTTCTTCACGAGCGGTCATGTATTTCATTTCAATTTGACCTGAAGACAATGGATTTTCTGCAGGATATACTTTTCCTTGCGAAGGTAATGAAATTATTTCGGTAGGAAATCCTGTATTGCGAACTTCGTCGCGATTCATGTTTTGTAAAGCTAGCTCTTTAAGCTGCGCATCGGTAAGTTCTGTATTACCTTTTGGATAGTTGTCATTGACTGTTTGCATAACTAATGTAAATTAATGATTACATATATAAATATATGTAATTTACAATTCTCCTGCCTTACCTTTGAAAAAGATATCTGCTTGTTTCAATCCTTGAGAATTTAACCATTTTCCTAACTCGTAATTCATGTTAGGAATTTTTTCATTTTCATTACCACCTTTTTTCAAATTTGCGATAATAACTTGATCTATAAATTGTTTTTCAATAGTATCGTCTAATATAATAGATACTTCAGGATCAATACGAATAGCGTCCCAGAAAGGAGCTGTCATTTTTTTAAATTCAGATGATTTAGGATTTTTCAATTGATCCATAGCTACTGACTTTCCTAACGCTAACATACCTTTTGCTACATCTGCACTATCGCTAATCGTGTCAATTACATCTAATGCATCTGATACTACAGTAAATAATCCGCCAGTTAAAAAATTAGCTGCTAATTTAGACCCTGATTTTGCTACTTGCTTTAAAGATTTAGAAACCTCATCTTTGTTTTGTTTTCCTACTATAGCTTCGAAAGTCTGTTTAACTTCGCCCCAAGTAGGCATTTCATCAGCTTCTTGAAGTATAGATTCTGCTATAGGCTTAAGCTTGATCATTAGTACTGCCTTCTTTAGGTAGAACTTTTTTAATTTTAGACACTATTGAAGAAAATTCTTTTTCAGTAATTCCAAACGCTACTGCCATTGCCCCTAACACTGCAGTTTTTTGTGATATATTTTTTAGCTCTTTAACAGCTCCTGGATCTTCAATTAATGCAATTAATTTCGGACGTATTGTAGTCGATACCGACTTAAGAGCCATGTTTAAGTTTCGTATTACATTAGGATCGGTAATTTTTTGACCATCAGGTCCGACCGGAGTAATTTCGGCTTCTTGCAGTCGAGTCGATTCGCTTAAATAATGTGTTTTAATATCGTCAATAACCATTCGCATAAATGTAGAAAGCTCGTAAGGATCAATTCCTTTTTTGCTCATGTATTTATCGAATATGTTATCGCGAGAACCTAACTGTAATACTCGAGTAACGAAATCAGATACGTCAGATTCTGATGGCTGTCTGCCACGATTTTCTGCTAATGCTTTACGAATTTCTTCTTGAATTAAACGTTCTAACTGTAATCGATTCATGTTATTTATCTTTACTCATTTTTGCTAACTCTGCACGTGCATGTTTTGTAGCATCTGTATTAATTTCAATACTGCTGTTTATTGTCAATCCACCACCAAACATTTTACGAGCTTGAGCTAATGCATCTGAACTAGATTTAGCTTTGATTGTTTCGTAAGCAAAATCGTAATCGTCGTAATCTGGTTTACCAGTGCGATATGCATATGATATTACATACAATTGAGGTTCTGCAGAAGGCGTTTCTGTAGTATCAGTATCGTTAGTTTCTTCTCCTTCTTTTAATACTTTAGAAATTTCTTCTCGTATTAGCTTTCTAAATTCTGATTTTTTCATATTTCCTTTTTTATATTTTATATAAATATCCTTAGCCAACAAAAAAGCCGGCATTGAAACCGGCTCTGATATTCTGGGGGCGTGTAGTTTTTATATATTATTAATCAGCGTAATCTATACCACCGGCTACTTCAGCCATCTCTTCATCTCCTAACTGTGAAGTAAAGTCTAATCCTATAGCGATATTTTCATTTCTTATATAGATGTGAGCTTCTCCCTTTAAAGGACCAGCTTGTATCTTATCAGCTATTTTTGCAAACTCCTTACGTAATAGTGCTACAATTTTTTCAGCTTGTGCTATAGTAGGCTCCATAGCAAATTTGCTATACTCAAAGGTATATTGCTTACCTTTAATATGCGTGATACCAAAGTCATTCGGTAATTTAAACTTCGCTTCAGTTAAAGTTTTCTTAACCTCTTCGCGGATTAGCTTTCTAAATTCTGATTTTTTCATAATTATTATTGTTTATACATACTGTATAATTTTTTAACCTTTTCCTCATATCCAAGATTCTTAAGTTGCTTCATTAAATCCTTAATTTCTTCATGCTGATCATCACCACGTTTATATGCTCTATGGTCATCAGACATAAAATATGTCCAGTCATGAGTCTTTAAAAGAGATTCTAGTTTATTAAATAATTTTTGAGATGTTGATGATTCTTCTTTAATGAACTGATGAATTGCTGGGCGTAATTTAGATTCATTGGTAGAAGATGATATTTTAAAATCACTGAATCCCCCAATAAAATCAGCTAATGCTCTGGAGTGTTGTAATGAGTTTGATTTTGTATTCTTCCATGAGTTAGAAGATATTTTTATAAATGGACCGTATCCACCTCCAGTAGCTTTAGAACCTTTAGGGGCATTCATTAATTGATTCACTATGTCAGAGAGTTGGTTTTCTTTTAATACTTTAGAAATTTCTTCTCGTATTAGATTTCTAAATTCTGATTTTTTCATATTATAAATATAAGTAATTTTTTGAAACAATCAAATTTTAGAATTGCAAAATTGCATAATCGTATTTCAAAGTTAATGTAATATTCACTGCATCTTCTGTAGACCAATCCATATCACCAAATTGAGCGTCTCCAATATATGCACCTTTTAAAGTCCATTCTTCAACTTTATCGCCTACAGGTCCTAAAGAATTAAATGTAATGTCTTTCTTATAAAAGTCAGAATAACCGTCGCGGCCTGTTACAGACTCTTTAGACAATCTAACCCATTCCATTACTGCCTGAGCGGCTGAAGGAACTACAGGGTCGTAAAGAGTTACTGTAACGTCATTCCATCTACCTTTACCTTTTAATTTTCTTTCTACATTGATGTGATCTAAAATTACATCCCCGAAAGTAATTGAAGGGCGGCTAGCTGCTTTGATAAGATATGAAGGAATTCCTTCGATATACATAATGAATCGGTTTGCAACTTTTGGTTCAAACGCTGTAAACATTATTTCCGTTGGATCTAATAATTCTGCCATATTTCAGTTTGTTAAATGATTAATTTAATATAAATATCAATAAATAAAAAAAAATAATTTTTTCGGAAGATTTTACTTATATTTAAATAATTTTTCATAATTATTATTATATTTGAACCGAAATTAATTATGCCAAGATCTAAGAAACAACGAGAAACGCGTAAATGTAAAATATGTACAAATACATTTGAATGTCTCCCTACTCATTCAAAAATATATTGTTGCAAAAAATGTGCTAATGCTGATCCCGAAGTCAAAAATAAACAACGTAAAGCATTGCGTAAAGTGTGGGACGAAAAATTCAATGGATTACATCCTATGGCATTGAAAGAAGTGCAAACTAAACATAAACAAACTATGATGCAAAATCATGGAGTTGAGCATGCTCTACAAAATGCATTGTTATTAGATAAAGCTAAGTCATTGAAAATTGAAAGATATGGAAAGTTAACGAATATTGAAAAAATTAAACAAACGAAATTGATACGATACGGTTCAGAAAATTATAACGGGCATGAAAAACGTACGATAACGAAATATAAAACTATAACCGATGGATGGAAACATTTAACTCCTATGTTTTCTGAATCAGAGTTTACTGGAGTTACTCGCGGTCAGTGTTATGAATTTCAATGTAATGTATGTTCACATCAATTCTCCGTAAATTTAAATAATGGATATATTCCAAATTGTAGAATATGTTCCGCAGCTAATCAATCTGTTAATACTCAATCAAAAGGAGAACAAGATCTTATAGATTTCATTAAATCAGTAACGAATACTAAATTAATTGAAAAAGACCGTAACGTTTTAAACGGTAGAGAGTTAGATATTTACCTACCCGATATTAATTTAGCTATAGAATTCAATGGTATATATTGGCATTCACAATCAAAATTAAATGATACTCGATATCACGTTAAAAAAACAGAGAGATGTGCTGTAAGAGGTATTCAATTGTTACATATATACGATTTTCAATGGTATCAGAAACAAGAGATTGTCAAATCGATGATACTATCTAAATTAGGTAAAAGTACTAAAATATTTGCGAGAAAGTGTGTTGTAAAGAATGTTAATGCAGTAACTAAAAAAGAATTTCTGAATACTACCCATCTACAAGGTACTTGCAATTCTTCCGTTAATTTAGGTCTGTATTATAATGATGAATTAGTTGCAGTCGCTACTTTTGGAAAGTCTCGCTATGACAAAAAATTCGAATGGGAACTATTACGATTTTCTTCAAAATTGAATACGACAGTTGTTGGAGGATTTTCTAAACTACTTAAATATTTCATAAAAACGCATCAACCAAATAATATATTAACGTATTGCGATCGTAATACTAGCACTGGAAATTTATATTTACAAACAAATTTTAAATTAATTGACATTCTAAAGCCTAGCTATTTTTATTTCAAAGGCGCAAATGTATATAACAGAGAAGCATTTCAAAAACATACATTGAAAGATAAATTACAACATTTTAATATATTACTTACTGAGTATGAAAATATGCAAGTCAATGGGTTTGACCGTGTATGGAATGCTGGTAATTTAAAATTTAATTTAATACCATCGTAAAAACAAAAAAAAAGCCCCTGTTTCCAGAGGCTTTCTTAAAACTATAAATATCAACTAATTTATTCTGGGAACGATGCTCCGGTAGGTAGAATGTTGAAGTCAATAATAATGAATTCTGCAGTTTTTGCTGGCTGCAAGAATATCTGTCCATACATAATGTTTCTGTCAATAATGTCTGGAGTATTATTAGTTTCGTCCATAATTACTCGGAATGCATACAATCCTTGACGTTGCTGTACTGACTCTAAATAAGGATTAACAATATTTAAGAATCTGTTGCGAGTAGTAGCTGTATTTTGTTCAAATACTAAATATCTTGTTGCAGATGCAATAAATTTCTTAACTGCAATCAACAGACGACGTACATTGATTCTATCCAATGCAGACGGTTTAGCTTGAAGAGTCTTTTGACCCCATACACATACACCTACTCCTGGGAAAGTAGCGATCGGATTAACTCGACCTTCATATAACTCGTCTCTTTCTGCAAGAGTTAATCGAGAATATGCATCGGTTACTGAAGTAAGACCACCACGATTCAATCCTGCTGGCGCATACCATTCAGCAGCTACTCTGTCATTGAATGAAAGAACACCTGGAATAACAACGGTAGGAGGTACCCATACTGGCTTGTTAACATTTGCATCTACAATTCTTACCCATGGATAATATGTAGCAGCNTAATTGTTATCAAAAGTGCTAATTTCAGACACTGCAGTTGNTACATTAGCAGTNAATCCAACGCAATCGAATACAAAGAATGTATCTGCGCGATCNAAACACATCTGNGCTGCATAATCAATTACTGCAGAATGATATTGCTGAATAACACCAGGCATAACAAGCATATTCATATCATATTCATCTGCATTTGATAAAATGTCAATTGCATTTTTATATACTGAATAATCTTTTCCTGACGATCCATTTAAATCATATCCTTGAGTATTTGCAGCTACAATTGAAGCTCCAGTTAACAATCTACGGTTTGGTTGAATACCATCAGCTCCACCTTGGAATGGTACGACAAATTTACGTGAATCTATGGAAGTATTAGAAGTTAAATCTATTGATCCAGAATATGCAGTGGCTGCTGTTGGGAAATTAGCTCCTGCTTCTTGATTGAAATTGCTCAATAAGAATGGAACGTTAGATCCAGTAGTAGCTCCTGTTTTTGGAATTGGTTTTAGATAATTGGCATTGTCAGTTACTGTTCCTGAAGTAACTCCTCCTGCAAAATTATAATCAAATCCATAAAATACTCGTTTGTTATAAACGCCTCTGGAAGTTTGTGCTGAAACAAAGCTAGCAGCAGGTACATTGCTAAATGCAGATGGCAATGGATTGAATAAAGCTGCAAATCCGAAAGGCACTAGCTCTGGAGAATATACTCCATTTTTAACGTTGTCATCTACTTCTATGTAAATGTATTTTGAACGATTGGCATAATCTCCATTAACAATTACTTTACCTGTTCCTGCCTGAAACGTTCTGTATCTATCACCAATTACTCGAGCAATGTAACGAGAAGAATTAGGATCTAAATTTACATTATCAAACGATTCAATTACGTTAGGACGAAGATCTGAATCTTCGGTAGTGTATGGAGAACCAAGAGCTTGAAGTTTAGTTTGATCTACAGCGCGTACAGACAATGTAAATGATCCATATTCAGATCCAGCAATTGAACCTGCGGGTTTAATAGAACTAATAGCAATTTTAAATTCATAATTGCTATGAATACCATCAGCAGTAGTATGTACTTTAAATAAATTGAAATTGGCTCCGTTAGCCGTTTGAGAAATGATCCATGGAGTTTCAGCTTCTTTAAATCCTTCTTCAAAATCAAATGATCCTGATTGCAATTCAATTACTAAATTAGGATCAGCTGCTAACGAAGCTGAAGCTTGTACCTGGAACATTGTATACAAATAAGCCGGGTCTGAAGTCGATCCAGCATTTTTTGCAAATAATTTAGTTAAGAAGTTCGGACTTGAGCTTGATAGCGATGCGCTGTAAACTGCAGTACATTGTTACCTTTAGCATTTGGAAAATCTGAAGAATTTACGGTATATGAACCGGAAATTCCTAATACAAAAGATCCAGATGCATTTGACGCTAAAGTTGAAGACTCAAATAACGGTGTTGTACCATTATAAAATGCACTAGTTTCAGATACTACTTGCGAAGGGTGAAGTAGTGCAATATGTTTTCTACCAAACGAGCCAGAAGCTACTACAGCAACAGGATTTGATAAACTGTATCCATCGTCGTGTAAAGTACGAACTACAGTTAACTGTCCTGAATTTTGTAGATACTCTTTAGCTGCGTATGGAAGATATAAATTAGGGTTGGTGTCACCAAAGATTTGCACGAACTCGCTGTAGGAAGTTACTGGGGTAGGAATAAGCGCAGGACCTTTAATAGTCGGTCCAATAAACGCAGCACCTAACGCAGCAATACCTTGCGGCAGGAACGATAAATCTTTTTCTTCTGTAAACACGCCCGGGCTTACGATTCTTTCTGCCATAATACGTTAAAGTTTAAATTGTTTGTAAAAAGTTATCTACATATAAATATGTAACTAAACTTCGAACAAGTAGATTAATTTTAAGAAACTGAAGTAAATGTACCAGAATCTATATCAATATTTCCAGTACCGTATTTTTCATTCAATTTCTTAGCCAACGCTTCTTCTTCATTTTGAAGCTCGGTGTATTTAGTTACTAGCGAATTTTCATATTCTTGTAAACGAATTGACTGTTGCTCAAGAATAAGATATTCAACTTTAACTTGTCCAAATTCAGCGGTAATTTGTAAATACTTAGATTGAAGCTCTTTTAATTTTGCAATTTCTTCAGCTTCTAATTGTTTTATTTGTTTTTCCATAACAGATTAATTTATTATAAATATGTAGTTAGTTACAAAAATGGATCAGGTTGTGGTTTTGGTTCATAAATAATTACTTCTAGATCCTTAACCCATACAAATTGTGGATTAACACAATTGGTCATTTCTTCAATAGATATTACCCAATTATCATAGGCATCTTGTATTGGATTGAAATAACTATCAGGTCCGTATGTTTGACCTACTAGACTGTCTTTTTGTTGTTCATTTAGTAAACCAACGTATCTAGTTTCTTGTCCTTCTGGTATTTGATTTAGTTTCATAGTGTTATATTGTTTTTGTTATTATACTTGTCTTCCTAATGCGGTTTGGAATGCTTGAACTGCGGTATAGTAGTCGGCAGCTTCGGTATCAGTTAATCCATCACCTATTGATGCGAATGCATAATTTGTTCCACCTCTTTG